TATTCACTATCATCCATGTTAGTTGCATTAGGATCTGAATAAAAATCCCAACATGATACAGCTTCTAATTTTGGTACTGTTTTAAAATGTGCTGTATATATAGTTTCTTCAGCTTCTGTATCTGTATCCCAACTATGATTAATTTTTTCTTCATTAAATGGTCCTTTTAATATACCTGTTCCTAATAGACACATTTCAAAAAATACATGTCTTAAAATTTTTATAGCTTCAGTTCCATCTAATTGATCGTGTATTATTTTTTCTAATTGTTCTGCAGCTAATCTAGCAGGTTCAATCTGTGGCATTGATTGATTATCAGGAGAAGGTCCTTCATCAAATCCTACACTTTTATATTCTTGTGCTAAATTTTGCATTAGCATATCTGCTGTAGCACCTTGAGGTATTTCTTTACCATCACCTGGAAAACCATATGGATTATCCAATGGTTCTTTAGGTGCATCACCTCTCATTTCTTTAGGTTTTAAGTGTGCATACTTTGGTAAATTTTCTGGTACAATTGTAGGTTCTACTCCAATTGGAAATTTACCTGATCCGAACAGTACTTCTATTATTTGACCAAACGCAGCAAGTACTTTAGTCTTTGTTACTTTAACAAATACTTTAGATTTCTCGCTATCTCTAAAAGCCATATCAGGACCATATAATCCTCTATAGTTTCTATAAGCTTTTAGCCAACGTTTTTCGTCATATAGTCTAGAAGTTTCTGCTTGTTGAAATCTAGACTGTACGTACCCAACAAGTGGATTGTGCTCTTCTAATTTATCTGCCATTATTAATATTAGTAATCTCTTTTTTCTGCCATAGCAAAAATTGCAGGATCTACTTTATCTTTCTTGCCTGGTTTGTCATTGCCATCTCCAGCTACTGAACCCTGCTTAACTTTAGCATTTGGATCTATAGCAAGCTTTTCATTTTTAGCTTTAGCAACATCAGGTGCAAGTTCACCATGTTTGTATCTTCCCATTATTGTCATGTTATTCTCCTATTAAGGTTTTGGTGGATAGTAATCTTTACTGCCTTTTAGTAAATCATTCTGTCCATATTTTTTATCTTTATTATTATTAAATAAATTATTATAAACTTTTTTTAGTATACCTGGTTTCTTACCTTTGTTTTCGTAGTTTGTAATATTTTTATTTAATTCTTTTACTAGATACTTTTTTGTATCACTATTAAAATTACTAGCTTTATTAACTTTATTTATTAAATCTTTTTGCTTAGGTACATAACTAGACTTAGGTAAGATCATGTTATCGTCAGCCATTAGTAATCCTTCTCATCAGCCAACTTATTAAAGTTAGCATCTAATTGACTTTTAAATTTTTTTGGTTCGTGATATCCAAATTTACCATCTCCAGTATTAGCTAGCACATCTTCTTTACTAGGAGATATTAATAAATCTCCAGGTGCTTGATTAGGCTGTTTACCTTCAGGACTTGTACTTAGATCTCCTTGCTTAACTTTAGCTCTGGGGTCAAATTTCATTTCCATAATATTTCCTATATTTTTATTTTCTTAATTTGTATTATATTCTTTGTTGGGATAGTAGTATAACCACCACCTGTTTTTATTGTATTGCTATCTTCAAATATAAAATCTGCCATAACAACAGTTGTGTTAGAATTTTGTTCTACTAACCATCCAAAGCTACAGCATATAGCTGTCTTTGATTTTTTTATATCTGGTATGTCAGACCATTCACAAGATCCAACAATATCTTCCCAGTATACCATTGCTAGTGTATAGGGAAAATTCTTTTTATCTATAGTAGGTAGTTTAATTTTTTTCATCTGTATTCTCTTATACTAATATCCAAATATTTTATCTGAGGGAATAAAGTTAGTTACTGTATTACTACGATTGTATAGTTTGTTAGCATAACTTGTATGCATTGGTCTACTCATACATCCATATCTTAAAGCATCGTATGCGTGATCTTCTGTGTGAGTATTTATATCTTCAATATTGTTATCATCTAAAGGTAATAATGGTAGAGTTCTAATTAAATTTCTACAAGTAGAAAAGAATCTAAGTCCTGGTTCCTTACCTTTATCATCAGTAAACTTAAATCTTTTATGTATTTCAAGCTTACCATTAATTCTGCTCTTAGGTGTTCTGTCTGACGGTCTCCAACGGCATCCCTGCTGTATCATCGTCTCTGCAATACTTGGACCCACATCACCTCTCTTTGCCCATGTACTGGCATCTAAGACCCCGTAGCGTATGTATTCTCCTTGCTCTAGCTCTAAGACTTTCTGTGCAAAAATATCTGCTGTAATCTTCTTGGTATACAACTCTCTATAAATCCATAGATTATTATCATAATCAATAGCAAACCATAGACAGCAAGCAGGAGAACTATAACCCCAGTCAGCAGCACGAAATCTCTGCCAGCCTTTAGGTATTTCAAAAGGTTCAACAATGTGAATATCTTTTTTAAATTCTGGAAATGCTGAATCTTCAAATGCATCCCAATCTCCGTCTAAAAATTGTTTCTTCTGTATTTCAGGTAATGACGCTAGCATTGCGTAGTAGTCATCAGTCTGCATTAAGTAAGGGTTATCTTGTAACTTTGCAGGTATAAACCTACGTGTTATAATCTTAGTCCCTACTGGTGTATCTATTCTAATATCAAATGTTGTATTAGGTACTGCTGGGTTAACAAACATTTCCCTAACCCATTGAGAACCTACATTACCTGGATTACCTGTAGCTCTTAAATATACAGGTATACTAGGATCAACTGATCTAAGTGACGATCTTAAAAAATTATAAATATCTGGTGAAGGATATTGTGGAAGTTCGTCTATTCCTATCCATGTGTAAGATTGCCCTTGGTAACGTAAAGCGTCTGTCATGTTCTCTGCATAACCAAACTCTATTTTTGCTCCTGAAGGGAATCTCCATTCTTTTTCTTGCTCTCTCCATTTTGCTCCTGGGAACGCTTGGCTGTATAATCGTTGAGAATGATTTATTATATCTCTCAACTCAGGCATCGTTCTTCTAAGTAAAAGTGCTCTATGTCCTGCCTTATGGCAATACCTTAAAGGGTCTATGAGCATGGCGTATGATTTACCACCACCTCTAGCACCACCGTAAAATACTTCTCGTTCTGGTGCAGCAAGGAAATCTGTTTGTGGACCTACGTTAGGTTTAAAGATTATCTTCTGTGAACCAATGTGATCTTGAACATTCTTAGGTGCACTATCAATAACATCTTGTGTTATTAGTTGTTGTTCTTTACCATCTAATGTTTTATCTATTGTTTTAAATTTAGTCTTAACATTATCGGCATGTTTTTTTGCTGACCTTAATACTTGCTCAGCAGCTGCAACTTTCTTTCTACTTCTTGCTAATGCTTCTTTAGCTGATTGTTTTGCTTTCTGTCGTACTGTCTTTAATTTCTTTGGCTTCGGAAGCGGTATCTCTAGTGATTCTTTTTTTAAGTCCGACATATGATATATAACGTTTACTTTTATTAGACAACCATTTAGCTACTTCTCTAAACGAACAAGTTTTTAAATAGTTTTTAGCTTCTTCTAAAGCTAGTAGTTCTGATTCAATAGGGATTAGTATTTTTCCAGTATCATCTACAGAATATCCAAAAGGAATAACTCTAGACTTTCTTGGGATCTTCTTTAGTTCCATATAAATTATCTTTTGCAGGTAATACAAATATACCATGTAATGCTTTTACATTAACATCTATGTGCTCTTTCTTAACTATACCAATTCTATCTAATATCTGTTTAGCAGCTTCCATTCTAATGTTAGCATGTGGAGTTGTACCATCTTCTTCTAACATCTCTACTATTTTAGTAGCAGCTTTTGCAGAATGTACAGCTAAGTAGTTCTCAGCTCTAGATACTATTTCAGTTTTTAGACTTCTTACTAACTTTGGGTAAGAGTGTTCTGAGTAACCTGCCAATTCCCCTGCTACTCTGGGGTTGCCTCTTGCTTCTCCGAACAGTGCGTCTAGGAACTTCTCCTGTGAAACAGTTAAATTCTTTTTTGAATCTGTTAAAATTGTCTCTTGAGTCTTTGGTGTAGTAGAATCCATGTCTGGCATTTATTAATTCCATTATCTCTTTGAATGAGATATCTTTAGTTAGGTTATTAGTTACGTTAGGCAACTAGTATATCTTCAATGTCTGCATCTGAAGGAATAGTAGGTTCTTGTTCTACTTTCATTGCAGGTTTTATAATACTTTCCAAATCTAAAGGATTTATTTCCTCTTCAACTGGTGCTTGAGCTATTGGCATCTCTTTAGGTGCCATGTCCATCTCCATAGATGGTGCAGACATACTCATATCATCAGGGCTTTTGATTACCCCACTAAAATTATTAGTGTAGTTATCAATAACCTGTGATAAATTTCCTGGCTCACTGTCAACTTTTGCAAAGTTGTTATCAATAGGTACAGATCCTGCACCTGATCTTAAGTAGCTTGGTATGTTTGCTTCAAATTTTGCCATAGTTTTTAATTTTGTAGGGAATCCTAGGTTATTCCCATATAGGTACAGTTTAGTGATGACCGATTGTGCATGCGTGCATGCTGTAGTGTTTGTGTGTCCTTTTAAAGTGTACCTGATTCTAGTATACACATGATATAGACTTTTGTCAAGTACTATTTTAAGATT